AACTTTTTAGTCAAAGAGTTTAACGACATAGCATTTGCTAATCCTAATGACTTATCAAGCGTAGCTAAGTATGGTATAACAACCGCAGAAGAACTAGCCAATGCACGTGCTTTACAAACAGGACGATTAGCAATAGGATCTGCTGTTACATTTATGGCTACACAAGCTTGGATGCGTGGTGATCTTAACGGTAACGGCCCAGTAGACAGGCAAAAAAGACAGCTATGGTTAGATGGTAAATGGGAACCTAGAACAATAAAGCTTGGTGCTGTACGTGTAGGTTATGACTCATTTGAGCCATTCAACCTTATCTTATCTACAATAGCTGACGTTGGTGATGCTAGCGAACTTATGGGTGAAGAGTGGACAGAAAACGAACTAGGTAAAATAGCTCTTGTTGTAGCTCAGGCTGTAACAAGTAAGTCATATCTAGCTGGTATACAGTCCTTTGTTGATTTATTTGCGGGCAGACCCGGCCAGACTGGTCGTATTGTGTCTGGACTTATTAATAACCAAGTACCACTAGCGGGTATACGTAACGAATTAGGTAGATTATTTACACCATACATGCGTGAGATAAACTCAGGTGTTATACAGTCCGTGCGAAATAGAAACCTAATTACAGAAAATCTTGCATCTAAACAACTACCTATTAAGTATGATATGCTTAACGGTAGGCCACTAAAAGATTGGGATTTCTTAACTAGAGCGTATAATGCAGTTAGTCCTGTAAGTCTTAACCTAGATCAAAGCGAGGGTAGAAACTTCTTATTTGATAGTGGTTACGATTTACGTACTTCTACATACTACGCACCTGATGGCACTAATTTAACAGATCACCCTTATATTAGGTCTGAGTTTCAGCGAGCATTAGGTTCTCTTAACTTAGAACTAGAGCTTAATAAATTAGCTAAGAATAAAAAGATACTAGCATCTATGAAGCTTATGTACGAAGATATACGATCTGGTAGACGTAGCGAATTTAACGCTAGAGATTATTACCATAATAGAGTTATAGATACTTTATTTAGAAATGCTAAAAAAAGAGCATGGGCATCAATTAAAGATGACGGTGAGATAGCTAGAGTTATTGAAGAGCAACGCTTAAAGAAAGTAGCACAAATTAACAAACGTACTACATCACAAAACATCCTCAACATATACAAATAAATGGCAACAACTCAGGTAGAATTTACTGGGGATGGAAACGCTACCAAACCGTTTTCTTTCCCTTCTATACAACAGTCTGATATAAAAGTAACTGTCGATGGCACAGTTAAATCGTCAGGTACACACTACAACATAACAGGCTACACAACTACAGGTGGTGGTAGCGTAGTATTTACATCAGGCAATATTCCAACAAGTCCCGCCCTAATACGTATTTTTAGAGACACAAATCTAGACGCACCTAAAGCTACGTTTACAGCAGGGTCGTCTGTAAAAGCAGATGATCTAAACGCTAACCAACAGCAACTACTATTCCACGCACAAGAAGAGCAAGATCAGCTAGAGCAAACTGATAATATACGAGACGACGCTATCGTTACATCTAAAATACTAGATGATAGTGTCACCATGGCTAAGTTAGGCAGCGGCTCATTGCCGACTGATATTACTGTAGCTAGTGCAAACATTGTAGATGGTACAATAGTCAACGCTGATATTAACGCGTCAGCTGCTATAGCCGGTACTAAAGTAAGCCCAAACTTTGGATCTCAGGTTATATCTACAACCGGCAATATAACTGTTGGTGGTACAGTAGATGGTAGAGATGTTGCAGCCGATGGTAGCAAGCTAGACGGTATTGAGGCCGGGGCTACCGCAGATCAGACAGCGTCAGAAATTAGATCACTTTTAGCTAGTGCTACTAACAGCAATATATTTAGCGATGCTGATAACACAAAGCTTGCTGGAATAGAAACAGGAGCAACAGCCGATCAAACTGACGCAGAGATTAGAGCAGCTGTAGAGGCAGCAAACGATAGTAATGTGTTTACTGATGCAGACCATGGTAAACTAAACGCTATAGAAGCTGGAGCTACGGCTGACCAGACTGCTAGCGAAATAAAAACTCTATACGAATCTAATAGCGATACTAACGAGTTTAGCGATGCAGAGCAGACTAAGCTAGCTAATATAGAGTCTAATGCAACACAAGATCAGACTGCTGCGGAAATTAAAGTATCACTACAATCAGATAAGCTTACTTTATCTGAGATTAATACTACTTCTACAGATACCAGATACTACACTGAAACTGAGCTAAATGCGGGTCAGCTAAATAATTTATATTTTACTGAAGCTGAACTAAATGGTGGTCAGTTAAATAATTTATATTTTACTGAAGCTGAACTAACTAACGGTGCTGTTGATGGTAGGTATTACACAGAAACAGAACTAGATGGCGGACAGCTAGATAACAGATACTACACAGAAACTGAGTTAAATAACGGTCAACTAGATAACAGGTACTACACAGAAACAGAAGCTGAAGCTTTATTCCTTAGACAAGACTCTTCAGAAACTATAGCTAGTGGTGATACATGGTCTAACACAGACAGCAAGGTAGCTACTACAGCTGCTATTAACGCTCGTATTGTTGACCTTATTGATGATGTTGGTGGTTTTATAGCTATAGCAAACCAGACAAGTTTTCCAACTACAAACCCACAAGGAACAGCAGGGCAGGCAGCTATCTTAAGTATTGGTGGTACAACAGCTACACTAACACCTAGCGGTACAACCGTTACAATACCAAACGGTGCGGGCTCGGGAAACACAGTTACAATTACTGGTGTTACCTCTACCATACCTACGGGCTTTGGATTTTTGGTAGAATCTACAAACACTTTACATACATATACATTCCATAGACTTGTACCAAAAGCTACAGAGGTTACAACAGTAGCAACCAATATAACTAATATTGTTGCAGCTGGTGCGAACTTGTCTGACATTGAAAACTTTGCTGACTTATATCAAATAAGCACTTCAGCACCTACAACAAGAGCTGACGGAGGGTCACTAACAATTGGTGACTTGTGGTTCGATAGTTCTTCTAACCAAGTGATGATGGTTTATGACGGCTCTTCTGGAGACGGCTTCTCACCTATCACACCTGACGCATCAACTATTACAGCTATTAATAGTGTTTCTGGTCACATTACTTTCCAAGAAGATTTAGGTCTTATAACTAACGCGGTTAACACAGGATCAGGAAATAACTCTATTAATACAGTAGGAGCTAACATAGCTAACGTTAATACTACTGCCACAAACATTGCAAAAATAACTACTGTTGCTGATGATCTTAACGAAGGTACTTCTGAAATAGACACAGTTGCAACTAATATTGCAAATGTAAATACTGTTGGAAATGGTATTTCTAATGTAAATACAGTTGCTGGCATACAGGCAAACGTAACTACAGTTGCTGGCATATCTTCTAACGTAACTGCTGTAGCTGGAAATGCTACAAATATTAATGCTGTTAGCAGTAACGCGACTAATATCAATGCAGTTAATGCAAACTCAAGCAACATAAACATAGTCGCTGGAAACAATGCCAACGTCACAACAGTGGCCGGTAAAGCAACAGAGATAGGAAGACTAGGAACTGCTGATGCAGTAGCTGACATGAATACCTTGGCTACAACAGCAATCGTATCTGATCTGGATACATTAGCTGATATCTCAAGCGATATATCAACAGTTGCAGGCGTTAGCTCTAACGTAACAACAGTATCTGGTATAGCATCTAACGTAACAACAGTTGCTGGAATATCTGCAAACGTAACAACAGTTGCTAATAACAACTCTAATGTTACTGCTGTAGCTAATAACTCAAGCAATATTAATAGTGCAGTTGCTAACGCGTCTAATATTAATGCTGCTGTTTCTAACTCGTCAAATATTAATAGTGCAGTATCTAATGCTACAAATATAAATACTGTTGCAACTAATATTACAGATATTAACACATTTGCTAATAGATATCGTATAGCTAACTCAGCTCCAACCAGTTCATTAGATCAAGGGGATCTTTACTTTGATACTACATCTAATGAGTTAAGAGTATATAATGGTTCAGCTTGGCAGGGTGGTGTTACAGCCACAGGTAACTTGCCTAGTAATGGTGCTAACACATTTACCGGCGACCAGACGATTCAAGCAAACATTATTGTAACTGGAACAGTCGACGGCAGAGACGTAGCAACTGACGGTACAAAACTAGACGGTATAGAATCCGGAGCTACCGCAGATCAATCTAACTCAGAAATAAAGACAGCGTATGAAGCTAACAGTAATACAAATGCTTTTACTGATGCCTTACTCTCTAAATTAAATGCAATAGAAACCGCAGCTACAGCCGATCAAACTGCAAGCGAAATAGTCTCACTTATATCTGGTCAAACTATTGCACCTAATGTAATAACAACAACAAACTTAACTCTTGACTTCGGAACACTTTAATGGCAAAATTATTAAAACTAAGACGAGGAACAACCTCGCAACATAGCAGCTTTACCGGAGCCGAAGGTGAAGTAACTATAGATACCACCAAAGATACAGCCGTCGTACATGATGGCACTACACAAGCTGGTAGACCACTAGCAAGAGAAGATATGTCAAACGTATCTTCTGCTTCTATAGCCGGACAGCTAGGTACAGACTCTATAGCAACATCTAAGATTGCTGGTGGAGCTTTACCAACAGACGTAACAGTTACTGGAGACAATATTGTTAATGGAACGATAACTAACAATGATATTTACTCAGGTGCTGCAATAGCTGGAACTAAGATATCTCCTGACTTTGGAAGCCAAGACATAACCACTACAGGTACACTTAAATTTGCAAACGTTTATTCTACTACAGGTAATTTACCTAGTGCAAGTACTTATCATGGCATGTTTGCTCACGTACATAATACAGGAGCTGCTTACTTTTCACATGCCGGTGATTGGTATAGATTAGTTCATCGTGACTCTAATGGTGATATTGACCATCCTAACGACTTGGACGTTGGAGGAGCCCTGACTGTTACAGGAAATGTCTCAGGAGCTAGTTTCACTGTTAACGATAATGCACCACAAATTGCATTACTTGATAATAATAATAATAGTGATTTTAGAATAAAAGTTGATGGTGGTAATTTTCAGATAGAAGATGTTACTAATAGTGGTGCTGATAGATTTGTTATTGCTTCGGACAGTACAACAACAATAGCTGGAAATTTAGATTGTTCTTCTGGTGTTGACGTAACAGGAAACATTACAGTTACAGGAACAGTTGACGGTAGAGACGTAGCCGCTGACGGTAGTAAATTAGACGGTATCGAGTCTGGAGCTACAGCCGATCAAAGTGCTTCTGAAATACTTACACTTATCAAAACTGTAGATGGTTCTGGTAGTGGATTAGATGCTGATACTTTAGATGGAGCACAACCAAGTGATTCTGCTGGTAACAATACTATTGTTAAAAGAAACTCAAGTGGTTATATATTTTCTAACTTCATAAATACAACTGACAATAGTGTTTCAAGTGGTGTTACGGCAGTTATGGTGAAAACAGGCAGTGATTATCACAGGTCTGGAAATGCTGCTGCTGTAAGATCATTTTTAAACGTAGAAAATGGAGCTACTGCTGACCAATCAGCTAGTGAAATACTTACACTTATCAAAACTGTTGATGGAGGAGGCTCAGGCTTAGATGCTGATTTTATAGATGGTATTTCATCAGGTGATTTATTAAAATCAAATACAGCAGATACAGCATATGGCGACATCACATTTGATGGTGGAAGTGGTGCTGTAACTATTTCTGCTAACAGCGATATAAGATTAACTAACGGTAACTGGACAGGTAATGGTGGTGGAGCTAAGATACAGGGTCATAATAGTAGTTTGTATCTTGTTTACCCAGATGCAGGGTCTTGTTTTATAAGAGACGATGCTGGAAATAATAATTTTACAGTAGACTCTTCTGGTAACTGCACTGCTGCTGGTAACGTAACAGCTTTCTCTGATGCAAGACTAAAAACTGAAATACATACTATTAACGATGCTCTTGGTATCTGCGGTAAATTACGTGGTGTCAATTATAAGTGGTTAGCAGATGGTAAACCTTCTATTGGTGTTATTGCACAAGAAGTAGAAGAAGTTGTGCCAGAAGTAGTTTTAACTAATCAAGATGTAAACCCTGTTACACAAGAAATAACAGAAGTTAAATCAGTTGACTATGGTAAACTTGTAGGTGTACTTATAAACGCTGTAAACGAGTTAAAAGCAGAGCTAGATGCTCATAAAGCTGAGTGTGCTAAACAACATGGGTAGTTACGGTGTACAGATGTTATTCCCTGTTTGTTTGCATCAATACCTTTTTGATGAGTTTGATGCCGATGGGTTAATTAAATTCTGTTACAAGCAAAAAAAGAAAGACTCAAAAGGACAAGTACACTCAAATCGTGGCGGATGGCACTCTCGTTTCTTTGATCTTAAAGATGATAATATAATTTCAACACATCTTAAAAGAGGATTAAGTAAATCTATTTTTACTTCTTTACACCCAAACTTAAATGTTGAAGTCGTATACTGGATCATGATTAATCCACCTAAAAGCTATAATACATCACATACTCATCCAAACTCACACTTCTCAGGAGTGATGTGGATTAAAACACCCAAAAAGTGTGGTAATATAAGTTTTGACAATCCATCTGAATTTTCTGGTTTTGTAGAAATACAATCATACATTGAAGAAGTACGTAAACAAACAGGAGTTTATACAACCTATAAGTTCAATCCAGAAGCAAAAAGAATGATAACATTCCCAAGTTCATTACGACATGAAGTAAAAATCAATGAGTCTAATGAAGATCGAATAGCTGTCTCTTATAACATACATATTGGAGGTGAATAATGGCTTGCCCAGCAAGTGGTACAATTACAATACAAGACATCGTAGATGAGTTTGGGGGTACAGCCCCTCACTCGCTGTCTGAATACTATAGAAATGGTGGAGAAGTTCCGGGTAACAATACTAATGTACCTACAAGCGGGACAATATCATTACAAAACTTCTATAGCGCAGTAAACGAGATACAACAATCCTATAGTTCTACTAATACGAACCTTAACTTAGCTACTGTATTCGGTTCTAACTGGGGAACTGCCGTCCCTAAACGAGTCACTATTAATAGTAGTGCAATTATAGGTGCTACATCAGTCAGCAACCCAGCAATACTTATACCTTCTGGTATGGGTGGTACATTAGTTATTGATAACAGTGGAAGTATTGAAGGTGCCGGTGGATCAGCAAACGGCGGAAACGGTGGTAATGCTATAAACTGTGTACAGACTAGCGGTGTAACTATAAACAATTTCTCTGGTGCATATATTAGAGCCGGCGGTGGCGGCGGCGGACAAGGTGGTACTGGCGGTACTGGCGGAAACGGTGGTGCTGGTGGTACAGGTGGAGGTGGACAGTATGACTATGTTCATCACACTGTAACCTGTAACCTTAACGTTTATCCATACGGTTATGGTGATAACGATGGATCAAGTGAGCACCATAACAGGAGATACTACTGTATACTAAGAGGTGGAGACGGTAGATACCAGAACGTTCAAATTTGTGGCCCTGCTTACTATGGTTATAACCGTAGTATGGAGTGCTTAAGATCTGCTAACAGTAATGGTGGAAGCGGAGGTGCCGGTGGTACTTCTGGTGGCTCTGGTGGTGCCGGTGGTGCCGGTGGTAGAGGCCAAGGATATAACCAATCTAAACAAAACGGTTCTGGTGGAGCATCAGGTAGCTCAGGATCTGGTGGTGCCGGCGGGTCAGCCGGTGGTCAAAACGCTGGTGCTGGAGGTACAGGTGGTTCTGCCGGACAAGGCGGTACTGGTGGTACTGGCGGTAACGGTGGTACATTTGGTAACGCTGGTGGACAAGGTAATGCCGGTGCTCAAGGTAATACTGGAGCAACAGGTAACTCCGGAGCTAACGGTAACAGAACTAATGGATCTGCTGGATCTGCCGGATCTGCCGGAACAAACGGTAGCTCAGGCTCTAGTGGTGGATCTGCTGGTACTTATATCACTAATCGAAGTTCAATTACATTTAATAACTCCGGTACAGTTGGAGGTAACTAACTATGAAATTTACAGTAAAAGAAAAAACCGTTTCGTCTGTTACGATAGAATACGAAGACGGATCTATAGCGACTATTCCTATAATAAAAGGAAATAATAAAGAAACCATACAGTCTCATGCTGCTCATTATAATACTGTAGCTACACAGTTTGACTCAGTAGATGATGTACCTGTAGAAGTAGGAGAAGTGCTAGACACAATTATAGTAGGCGAAATGCAGCCTGATAGAGAAGCTGGCTACGAAGAAGCTAGAAAATACCATTACCCTTCTAATAATAAACAACTTGATGCTGCGTATTGGGCTAGAAACGGAGATGATACTCAACAAAAAGCAATAGATGCAGCAATTAAGTTAGTCAAGGATACCATACCAAAAACTTGGAGAGGTAATAAAAATGACATTGCAAAATTAATGGATTAATGGGGATTCCAACCTACTTTAAAAACCCTTTTATAAGCTCTACAGAACTATATAGAACTTTTGAAATTTTTAAAAGAATAAACTTAAATATGCTGTACGTTGTTCCTTTTGATAGAATCTATCTTAGAACAAAAGGGCATATTAAAAAAATACAAATAGCTGAAGCTGACTATAGATACCCCGGTATATTATATAGATCAGAGCTAGATCCAGAAAACACGACAGTTAAAAAAGAGTTTTGTATATTTGACGGGACTCATAGAGTACACAAAATGATATCAGAAGGTAAAACTTCTAGCGTGTTTTACATCATAGAGCCAGATATTTTTGATGGGTTAAAACATCATGGGTACTTACCAAACTCATTTAGAACTACTGGCTGTATTGGATGTGGTGAATAATGGAAATACCTAGTTTTCCTACTATACAAACCCCGTCAATACCTCTCCCTACAGCAGATGTTCCATCCTACATACCGTTGGTTGTACCTCCGAGCGATCTTCGCAACCCAGAAGGGACACAACCAGCAGAAACCAAAGAGGTGCAACCTCAGACAAGAACGTTAGCAATACCTGTTATTGATATACAGATGCCCGTTCCGTCACCAGAAGTTATGGTTACAGCTGTGACTACGGCAGTAGCGGCTGTAGCTACAACCACCCTTGCTACACCATTTTTTGATGTAATTAAGAAACGAGTACAAAAGTTCTTACAAGGCAAGATAGATACATGGAAGAAAAAAAGAAAGGCATCCTTACAAAAATAAAAGAAAGCATAGATGACCATGATGAGCAGATGGCTATACTGGCTGCCCTTGTGCGGTTAGTTGTAGTCATTTGGTCTGGGTTTATTATTACGCTAAACTATGTAGAAATACCAATGGTGAAGAAGTCAGGTAACTCCGATATCACTTTCGTCGCGAGCGTCTTTACGGGGGCACTAGCAACATTCGGGCTGACTACAGGCAAGTCTAGCAGTACTAAGCCTCCTACATGCCCTATGATGAAAAAACAAGATACACCAAAAACATGAAGAAATGGATTCTTCTCTTAGCTCTGTTGTCACCCGCAG